TCGGCTTCCGCCCCGCTTTTCTTTCTCCTTGATTCTTGTTTCTTGGAGCCTTGATATGGATGGATTAACCGCGCTGACGAAGTGGGAAGACCTGGCCGCGTATGCCTATATCGCCCTAAGAAACTACCCGAAGAGCGAGCGCCACACGCTGGCCGCAAGTACGATGAATGCACTGATTGATACCGGCGCCGCGATTCAGCGCGCGGGGTTGATCAGCGATCGTTCTGAGAAAAAATACCTCCTCCAGGAGGCTGATCGAAACCTGGCGCGATTCAAGCTTTTGGTACGGCTGGGCGTGAAGCTGGGCTTCATGCCCATGAAGAAAATGGAGGTTCTCAGCGGTTACATCGCTGAGATCGGGAAGATGCTTGGCGGATGGATACGATCCGTCGGGCAATGAAGGGGGTGCGGCTGTATGTGGCGTCTGCCTATCGTCGGCGGCAACTGGAACAATGAGTCGAATGCTGGTCTCGCCGCGTTGAATCTGAATAATCCGCGCTCGAACGTGAACAACAACATCGGCTTCCGCCCCGCTCTCCTTGGCTGCAAGAAGCCAGCTCCTCACGGGGCGCTGGACAGTGCATGCAAGAAAAGGAGTCGCACCCCTCCTCGTCCACGGGGAAACATGAATAGGATCGGGCGGCCAGTAGGAATATGCCGACCGTCGCCTTATCCGCTCGAGGTGTCCCCGTGAATACAATCAATGGAATTTGGCAAAAAGTAATCGAATATGACAGCCTTTATAGGGCATATCAACGGGCTTCTAAGGGCAAACGATATAGCTTTGAATCAATGAAATTTCGAGTGAATCTTGAAGAAAATCTTATCCAGCTGCAGAACGAATTGATCTGGAAGACGTATATCCCGCAGCCACTTCGCCTCTTCACAATTCATGAGCCGAAAGAGCGAAAGATAGCAGCCCCGGAGTTCAGGGATAGGATCGTTCATCATTCGCTCGTAGCGGCTGTTGAGTCTTATTTTGAGAGCCGTTTTATCAGCGATAATTGTGCTTGCCGCAGAGGAAAAGGAACGCATTATGCGATGCACCGGATGCATACCTTCACGAAGCGCGCTCACCAAGAATTTGGGGATTTCTGGATCCTTAAAGGGGACGTGAAGAAGTACTTTCCATCTATCCGCCACGACCTTCTAAAGGGAGTAATAAGGCGGACGATTTCAGATCGTGATGTGCTCTGGCTTATTGATTCCATCATCGATTCTTTTGGGGAATGCGGCCGCGGTATTCCGATAGGAGCGTTGACTTCGCAGCTGTTTGCCAACATCTACCTTGACGCGCTGGACCATTTCGTAAAAGAGACGCTTTCAAGGAAATACTACGTCCGGTATATGGACGATTTTGTGATCCTTGGAGCGGCCAAGGAAGAGCTCAGGGGCGTCCTTTTGGATGTTGCCTCCTTCCTATCAGGATCTCTAGATTTGACCCTGAATTATAGAACAGGGATATGGCCAGAACGGCACGGAATTGATTTCTGCGGTTATCGAATATGGTCGACGCATATCAAGCTCCGCAAACGGACTGTGAAGACGGCAAGGAAGCGACTCAAAGCGATTGCCAAGAGATACCCGCAACCTGAAGCGTTTGAGCAAGCAAGGGCGATCATCGTATCGTTCGCGGGCTATGCCAAGCACTGCTCTGCCTATAGATCAATGAAGGCTGTCCTGGAAGCAGCAACATACCGCGCAAGAGGAGAAAAGCTATGATAAAGCACTACGAAAATGAAGCAGAGGCCAGGTCAGAAAGAGATGCGCTGTTGGCTGCAACGGATTGGACGCAGATGGCTGATGCAGAGTCAAGAATCACGCACAAATGCGTAGAGGATTTTCAAAGGTATAGGCTTCAAATCTATCAGGTAAAGCATCAAGAAGGATGGCCGCTCACGGTTGATTGGCCGCAGATCCCTGGTATTGAAAGGCAAGAAGATGTTGCTACCGAAGCGGGGTTGACGGCTATGGAACCGCAGGTGTAAAAGAGCTGTAAATGGCGTTTTTTGGCACGAAAAAACCTATGTATAGCAGAGAAAAGCACGTTATTTTCTCATTTTAGATGGTAAACTTTCTCATTTTGCTTGGTAGGTTACA